TGGAACGATTGATTTTGTAATACTAGGTTTTGTTAAAGGTGCAGAAGCTAATATAGATACTGCAAGAAACGCATTAATTACAGCTATTGAAACTGCAATAGAAACTGATATTACTAGAAATGGTAAAGCACTTGATTCGGAAGTTATACAAGTAGAAACTGACGAAGGTTCTTTATTTCCAGTAGGTGGAATAAAAATGACAATTAGATGTATGTATGAATATCAATCAGGAACACCATAAGGATATAACCAATGAGCAAACTAGATAAATTATTAGATAGAGTGAGTAAAAAAGTAGATCAAGTAGAAAAATTACAAGATAAAGAATCTTTACTTTGTGAAGAAGTAAAAGACTTAATTGAAGAAATTAGAGAAAATTATGTAGAAGAAGATCATACTTGGGAAGAAGCAGATAGTGATGATTTAGATGAAGATTTAGATGACGAAGAAGATCAAGAAGATATTGACGAAGAAGATGAAAAGTAATAAAAGGACTTATGGCTAAAGACATTAAATTATATAAAGATGGTTCAGAGATAATTATTAATGAAACTAATCTTGAACATTTTATAACATTAGGCTATAAGCAAGAACAAGAAAATAAACCAAAATCAAACAAGGATAAAAAGACATGGCAACACATCACGGAAAAGAAGGAGTTGTAACAGTAGGTGGAACAGCAGTTGGGGAACTAACTAGCTTTACACTTGAAACAACTGGAGATGTTGTAGAAGATACTGCTTTAACAGATGCTACTAAATCATTTGTAACTGGTAGAACTTCATTCTCTGGTACTTTAGAAATGCACTTTGATGAAACTGATTCTCCACAAGAAACTTTACTTGCTGGTGCATCTATTTCTTTTATTTTATTACCAGAAGGTAATACTTCAGGAGATGCAAGTTATACTGGAACAGGAATTGTTACTGGTATGAGCATCAATAACACAATGGACGCAATCATTTCAAGAACTGTTACTTTTCAAGGAACTGGTGCTTTAACTATAGCAACTGTTTCATAATAATTTATGTCAGTTATTGATCGAGTTAAATCTCATTTTGAAACTCTTAAAACTATTACTATTGAAGTAGAACAATGGAAAGACGAGCATGGAAATGCTAGTGTATTCTATTCAGAGCCATTAACCCTTGAAGAAAAAAACATTATCTTTAAGAAGTCTAACAATTTTCAAGACTTAACTATTCTTGTTGATTTGCTTATAATGAAACTTCAAATAAAAAATGATAAAGGAGAATTAACTAAAGCCTTTATTCCTGAAGATAAATTTTCTTTAAGAAAAAAAGCAGACTCAAATGTTATAGCTAATATTGCTAATCAAATCCTTGCAGATACCTCATTCGAGGAAGCCGAAAAAAAGTAAGTAGCGACCCTGATACTTGGTCGCTTTTAGTAGTAGCAGACAGACTTCACATTCCAATTCAACAAGTTCTTGATATGCCAATGAGTCATTATAATCTTTGGTTAGCTTACTTGAAAAAAGAGCAAGATCAGTATAAAAGAAACCAATCACTAGCAGAAGCAAAGAATTATAAATAATGGCACAACAACTTAAAATAGACATTGTAGCAAAGGATAAGTCCAAACAAGCCTTACAAGGAGTTAGAGGTGGTTTAGATAAAGTTAAAGGTGCTGTATTTAACTTACAAAATGCTTTTATTGGTTTAGGTACTGGACTTGCTATTAGATCATTAGTTAATACAGGAAAACAAATTGAAGGATTACAAGTAAGATTAAAATTCTTATTTGGTACTGCACAAGAAGGTGCAAAAGCATTTGATGAGATGGCAAAGTTTGCTGCTAAAGTTCCTTTCTCACTAGAAGAAATTCAAGCTGGTTCAGGTGTTCTTGCAGTTGTTTCTAAAGATGCAAAAGAACTTGCTAACCTTATGGAAATTACTGGTAATGTTGCAGCAGTAACAGGACTAGATTTTAAAACTACAGCAGAGCAAATACAAAGATCAATGAGTGCTGGTATTAGTGCTGCTGATCTATTTAGAGATAGAGGTGTTAAAGCTATGTTAGGATTTAAAGCTGGTGCAACAGTAACAATAGAAGAAACAGCAGAAGCACTTCAAAAAACATTTGGTAAGGGTGGAAAGTTTGGTGCAGCAACAGATGAATTAGCAAAAACATTTGAAGGTACTCTATCAATGATTGGAGATAAGTTTTTTAATTTTAAAAGAAAAATATTAGATGCTGGTTTCTTTGAGGGTCTTAAAAAAGAATTTACTTCATTAAATAAATTTTTAGAAGAAAATGCAAAAAGCATAGATGCTCTAGCAACTGATATAGGAATTACTTTAGCATTTGCAGTTATAAAAGTTAAAGATGGTATTGTTCTTTTAAAAGATAATATGGATAAAATTGTACTTGTGTTTAAATTATTAATTGCCATTAAAGTAGTAAAACTATTTTTAGCATTAGGTGCTGCTATACAATTTGCAGCAAAAAATATGATGAAATTTAGTTTGGCTAGTCTATTGACCGTTAAAGGTCTTAAAGGTCTTTTAGTTCTTATAGCTAAAGGGGGTGCAGTTTATGTAGCATTTAAAGGAATTGAAAAATTATTTGAAGAAACTGCTAAAAGTTTTGATGATTTTTCTGATGGTGTAAAGAATGTTTTACCACCAGCTAGAGATTTACATAAAACTATGATTCAAGTTAGAGATGCAGTAGCAGAAATAGATACTTTTTTACGATCTTATGAAAATGAATTAGGAATTAAAATTCCAACTGCTACCGAAAAAGCTATTAAGAAATTTAAAGAACTTAATGATGAAGCATTACAAAATATGAAATTAACAATGGAAGATATTAAAATTCTTTTAATAGAGGGAGTACATGGTGCAGTTAAAAAAATATCAATGACTTTAGCTGAATCAGTTGTGCATGGTAAAAATTTAGTAGAATCATTTAAAGCTATGGCACAAGGAGTTATGGTTAAAATAATTGCACATTTAATAGAACAAGTTGCTTTAATGGCAATACAAAAATTCTTTAAACTAGAAGAATTAGATAATGAAGCAAAAAAAGATAATCTAATTAGAAAACAAAACACTAACTTAAAAAGACAAATTGTTTATCAATCTATTCTAGCAGCATTAGGTGGTGGTGGTTCATTTTTAAGTACAAGTGGTGGTTCAATGTCTGGTAAAGCATCAGGTGGTTCAGTTCAAAAAGGACAACCATACATGGTAGGAGAAAATGGTGCTGAAATGTTTGTACCTAACCAATCAGGACAAATTACTCAATCAGCTAGAGGAACTGGTGGTGGAAGTACAACAGTTAATTTTAATATCAATACAGTAGATGCTAGAGGATTTGATGAACTACTAACTCAAAGTAGAGGAACAATAACTCAATTAATTAATCAAGCTGTTAATGAGAGAGGTGCGAAAAGTATTATATAATGTCTGGTGCTTTCCCTATATCAACTGCTAAATTTGGAACTTTAGGAATAAAGTCAATTCAAAATACTATCGTATCTAAATCAGTATCAGGTAAAAGATTAGTTAGACAAATAGATAACCAAAGATTTGCTTTTACAGTTCAAATTATTACAGGAACAAGATCAAGTACCTATGGAGAGTTGATGGCTTTTATAATGAAACAAAGAGGCCAAAAAGAAACCTTTACAATTATCCCACCAGAACTTGAAGATGCAAGAGGTAATGAATCTGGAACAGTATTAATAGATGGTGTTCACGCAGTTGGAGATACAACGATTGCTATGAATGGACATCACAACGACAATCCACACGCATTTAAAGCTGGAGATTTTTTAAAGTTTGCAAGTCATTCTAAAGTTTATATGGTTGTAGCAGATGTTCAGGCATCTAGTAATGCTTCAACAGTAACAATAGAACCACCTTTACTTGTAGCACTAGCAAACGATTCAATAGTTACTTATGACAATGTTCCTTTTACAGTAGCTTTAACTTCTGACATTCAAGAATTTGGAGTATCAGGTGCAGATAATGAAGGCAAATTATATTATGAATATCAATTTGATGTTGAAGAAGCATTGTAGATGAAATATAAAGTAAAGTATTGGATTAGTGTTGATT